ATACTCCATTGAGTCAATCTCGAATACGATGTTGCTGTTGTACGGGTGAGTCACCAGGGCAGTATGATCCAGGTTGTCACACACAACCTTCCCGTCAAGCTTCAGCCTGGGAGAGTAATGACGCGAAGCAATCATCCTGATCATCTGTAGCGCGATGCTCTGTGACACAGCCTTGCCCGAGATGGTCCAGTTCATTGTCGGAGTGTCATCCGAGAGCATCAGCTTATTCTTGTAGTACAGAGCCTTATTCGGAATATCAACAGCATCACCGGTTATCAGATCAATATCCGATGCGCTCTGCCGTGCCAGTGCATTGATGGTGAATGTACCCTCCAGACTTTTCGGGTATTCTTCTCCCACCTCTGCCAGGAAGTAAGCCCTGACATTGGAGTAGTACATCCCTACAATCGTATTAGCATCTTCCGGCACCAGTGCTCTGTAACCATAAAGTCTTACCTTCAAAGTTCCAGATGCATAAGGAAGATCATTGGTTATGATCTTTACCTCCGTCCCATCAATCACATCAGTAGATGAATCAATGTTCTGCGCAAGGTATTCCACAGTATCAACCCATCCTGTTTCGTCCAGGTACTTTGTATTAACACCGTCAGTCATGCTGACCATTACTCTGTATGTTCTTACCGCTCCGGTTAACACCTCCCTTAGACCTGTGGCAGTTTCATGCCAGGCAAGAAAGCATACATCGAATGAAAGAACAAAACCACCGGCATCCGGATCGTTAACCACAGTGATATTCTGTTCAATATTATGCAGGAAGTAGTCTCCTGACTGGTAACCCACAAACTTTATCCACCACTTATTCTGAGCATACACCCTGTCAATGTTTGCAGCCACCATATTGTAAGCCGTCCATCCCTGGATCAGGAGGTCAGCCTTTGAAAACCTCCCACTGAAGTCGCCGTTCTCAAGCAGGTTACCGTCATAACCCAGCGTCTGTTCAACAGCAACATCCTTCAGTGCCGGCAGCAGTGATGCCTGCATTATCTCATTCGGATAGATATCAGCATCCGGGTAACCCAGCTCAACCTGAGCAGGAGCCGTTTCAGTATCTTCATAGCCAAGGGAGCTGTTATACAAAAGTCTTGTTTCCCCCAGGTGAATGTCACTCCAGATAAACCACCGGTTTCTTATCTGTGTTATTCTGGCATCATACAACTGCAGAATATCCGCCACCACATCATAGCAGATCATCCCGTTGTAGCAGCCATCGTATACATACGCCTGAGCCAGCGGAGCCCTGGTATTATCCATCCCTGAGTCATGTACTTTTATAGCGATGGAGAATCCGAGATCCTGACCAAGCTGAGCCAGGCACCGGTCAATGATATATAGCTGGGACCGGTCAGCATTGGTAGCCGTATAGGTCAGCTCCTTCAGCCTGCCCAGCCCGTCAGTGGCAACAAATGTAGAATTGAACGGAGGCGGGATGTAAGGTTCAGAGAACTGCTCGGGATTCAGGAAGCCGGTCCACATAGTAACATCCGAAAGAAGCAGCTCACACTTTATCCCCACCGCATCCGATGTATAGAAAGCAATGAAGTCAAAGTCAGCCTGAGCCCTGATGCTGAACTTAACTGATGTCTTCTTCAGCAGCCCCTCGTTATCCTTCAGGAATACAAGTCCCGATACCGGGATATCCCGCGAGATCTCCGCCCCGGCATAGTCATCAAAATACACCTTCAGCTTCCAGCTGTTAGCGTAGCGCTTGCTGAGAGCCTCGAGAGTATATTTAAGACCGTATGCCATTATGCGTTCCTCCTTGATTCTTCCTGTTCAACCGCAGCCACCAGTGAGCTGCCGCGAAGAACAAACTCCCCGGTCACCTTCACCGGTATCGGTTCCTGGTTCCTGCCCGTCAGACCCGTCCTTAGATCCCACACAGTACCACCGGTAGATCCACCTCCACCACCTCCGCCGGCAGCAGCCGAGACACTGGCTGAAGCATCACCTCCTGCCACCCTCGACAATGCCCCTCGTACCGCAGTACCGATGGCAATCAGTGCAGCACCTGCAGCAATAGCTACCCACGGGTTCAGGCTCTCAAGAGCCTTCTTTATACCCAGTGTGGCAACGCCCGTAGCGATGGCAATCTTACCAACCTGTATAGCCATGTCAGCAAAGATCCCCGCCACCATCTTTCCGAAGTCAGCTGCACCCGCTTCTCCGGTCATGAGAGTCCCCAGGAACTCACCCATACCCACAGCAAGCGTTTCAAATGTTCCGTTGACAGCATTAACCAGGTCAGACTCAAACTGAGTCATTGTATCCTTGATCGGCTGAATGACCTGCGAGAGCTGGCTTGCCATGCCCTCCACATTTATCAGGTCAGTCACCTCAGGCTTTGCCTGGCTAACCATTGCCTGCCATGCCTTCTCCTGCTCCTCAGCAAGCTTCCTCGTCTTCTCAGCTGCTTCCTCAATAGCTTTAGTCAGGCTGTTATATTCACGGGTCATACCCCGGATTTCAGCTGTGCCCGTTGAGCGGATCTGTGCCAGCTTCGCTTCCTGTTCAGCAATCTCCCTCAGCTGTTCATCAGTCGGATCCTTAGCTGCAAGTGCCAGCTTCTCCTTCATGATGTTCAGCCTCTCGGTCTCCAGGGCAATCTCATCATTGATCATCCCCTGAGTAATATTCATTGCATCTTGAAGCGCCTTTTGTCTCTCTGATTCAGTCAGGTCAAGGTCCTTCGCCTTCAGGCGCAGCTCCTCCATCTTCGCACGCCGCTCCTCCAGGGAGACAATCAGCCTTGTCTCCCGGTCATACAGCTCATCCTCACGTTTCGCCAGTTCACCTGCAGCCTTCCAGTCCTCCCCGATCTCATCACCCAGACCCTTGACAGCCCCCTTCATTGTCTCCCAGCCTTCCCTGAACTTGCCGGTAACAATCTGCAGCAGACCCTTACCCAGGATGGCAGCACGGTCAATCACATTATTGATAACAGACCTGATCTTAGCCAGCGCTACAGCAAGCTTATCAGCACCCTCGCTTGACTTAGTGAAGTAAGCAGCCAGTGATCCCAGGGCAACAACAATGGCACCGATGCCCGTTGAGATCAGCGCTACCTTCAGCACCTTCATTGCAATGGCAAGCACGTTCCCGCCTTTGGCAGCGGAAGTAAAGCTCTGTCCGAGAAAATTGAGCGAGCGCTGAGTTGTCTGCAACGCCTCATTGACAGCACCCATATTAATGCCGAAGAGACTGGCAAGCCTCCCCACTGAATCCCCTGCAGAATCCTTGAAGCTCTCAACAGCCTTCTCGCCATCCTTCAGACCACTCTTGAAGTCTGAAGTGTCAACTCCGAACCGCGCTTTCAGGTTACTGATTACTGTTCCCATGTAGTGCCTTATTGAAAAATTCCTCAGACTTCTTTATCATCTCATCGTACTCTTCCTTACTCACCACGGTTGATGGTTCCTTTTCCTCAATATCCCAGGGCATCCTCCATAGCTCCATCGGTTTCAGCCTGTCCTCAGTCTTCAGCTGTATGTTCACCAGGTACGTTGTCGCTGTCCTCACCAGGTTAGCCCTGAGCCTGTACTCTTCATATACCTGCTCATTGTACCCCGCTATCGCATCCAGCATCTCACCCAGCAGCATCGCCCCGAAGTCACCCGGTCTGAGCCGCAGCACCCCCAGGGCGAACCTCCGCATATAAGAGAAAGTATATCTCGAGAGAACCTCCCGGTCTACTTCCTCTTCCACCACCGCCTGCGCTGGCTGCTGCTTTTTTTTTGCACGCCTGCGCTCTGCTTCGCGATGATCGCGGAGAACTGAGTCATGGAGGGGATGGTCATGAGTCTGCCGAATGATATCTCATCCAGATCAAACTTACGACCATCCGCTGCCTCACCCTCCTGCACACATATGTGCGCCAGTTTACGGAACACAGATACATCTGCTTTTATCTGTGTCAGGTCCGTGATCTCCATGCCGGATTCGCGGGTGAACTGTTCAACCGCATTCATGTTAAAGAGCACTCTTACTTTCCGCCCATCTTCAAGTATCAGGTAGTCTGCGTTCATGGTTACCCGGCATAAGTTCCAAATACAATCGTACCCTTCACGCCACGGAGCTTAACACTCCAGTTGCCGGCGTTCTTGCCTGACCCTTCCGTTTCAGAGAACTCAGCCACCTTCGCGTTACCTGAGACTATCGCTTCCCCTGCTGCCATCTCACCGTACACGAACGCCACTGTGCCTCCCGAAGAAGCCAGCGCCCTCAGGTCTGAATAATCATAGTGAGATGCAGCTTCAGTAGAGCCCTTCTCATATGTCAGCCCTGAGACGTTCATCTCAGTGTCGAAGTCCACGAACTCCTCCTGGGCATCGCCGTTGTTTGCCTTCAGCAACACCTCTTCAAAGTTGGGCTTGATTGAAAGCCCGTTCTCCGTCTGCCCGGCGAAGATCCTGGTGCCGATCAGTATGGAGATCCTGTAAGCCTGTTTCTTGTCTGCCATTGCCTTATTGTATTTATGGTTATCTGTTTGTTGTCGTTATTGTAAATCGTAGCACCGTCACATACAGGTTCTCTTCCTCGTCATACTCCGGTGAATCCCCCAGGTATGTCACATCCTGGATATATGTTGAGCTGCTCGTTGTTCTTTCAAGGTTACCTATTGCCGTCCTGATACTGTTGCCCAGCGATTCCAGTTCAGCGGGATCATCCGCAATGATTGCTATCTCCGCATCCCACGCATACTCGGCAATCACTCCTTTCATGTACTGGGGAGTAGAGCTCTCACGGTGCACACAATAGGGCGCTGTGATATTCTCATCACCCATTGAGAAGTACGTTTTAGGGATCACCCCCACGCATGCCGTCTGTATAGCCTGGCTTATCATGATGTCAGCTTTTTAAGCAGAGCGTCAAGCTTCACCTCTGCATCCTTTTCAAACTTGTCAGCAGCTGCCGGCATCGCCCTCTCGGTTGCCTTATCCAGGAATGCCGTTCCCTGTATACCTCCCTGCCTCGATGCTGTTCTCGCTTTCCTGGCAGTGATGAACGCATGACCTGAATACCTGCCCGCATAGGTTCCGTAGTTGAGCCAGTAGATCAGGTTCCACGGGCTCCACTTAACACCTCTGCTGTTTACATACTGCTTCCCCCGGGCGAACACACCAGCCAGCACTAACAGTTCCTTCTTCACGGAGATCACCCTGAGCACACTCTTCAGGCTCTTGATCTCGGGAGGCAGGCTTGCAGCCTGTGCCTTCTTCACCTCATTGGCTCCCTTGCGCAGTGAAGTCTTCATGACACGGGTAGCCTCCTTCTCATAGTTCTTGAAAAGGAAGCTCATCTTGTCGAAGCCCTCGAGCTCTATGTTCACTGCGTCAGCCATCATTCAATCACCTTCTGTACCGTCAGAGCCAGGAACTTCTTTCCGTCAACAGGCTCCACAGCCACAATGTCAAAATCAATATTGTCGTCTTCCACTCTCATGGCCTGCGTCACCGTGCTCTGGTAGTGCAGGTAGTAGATATAGGATCCAGGATAAATGATCCTGTTCTCCGTTGTCTGCTCAGTATTCGCAGATCCGCTGGTTGCCTCCCTTGCTGCCCAGCATGAGAACAGATCAGTATAAGTCTTCAGCGGCTTACCGAAGCTGTCCGCCACAGCGGTCCCTGATGCAGCCCTCTGCTTAACCGTTATCCTCCGGTCCATTTTCCCTATGGCACTCCGCAGGTCAATCATCTATGTGATCATTTACCTCATTATGCAGAAGATTATCCGATGCCGGGAATCTTACAGATGCCTTATTCTCCGGGTTCAGGTACATCTCCGTTGCCAGCAGTATCACAGCCCTTGTCACCTTCTTAGGTATCAGGGAAGTATCAGCATAACCGGCAGTATACCTCACCTTGATAGGAGAGAGCCTCTCGGTATTGTAAGTCGGAACCTCAGTAAAGAGGATCCTCGCGCTCCGGTCAATGATGTCAAGCTGGTAATCATCAGTAGACAGCTCCGTATAATCCGTCTCCCCTGATGCGATGTATGCAACGCTGACCCCGCTTGCTGCCACTGGTCCCCTGGTGATGTACAGTATGTTGTTATCCGGTATTGAATCCCGGTACATATCCATTACCCTGCTGCCCAGGTACCAGCCCAGCTTTGTCTCGGCATAGTCAATGGCAGCCTCGAGCAGCTCCTCCAGGTAAGTATCCTTTTCAGTGTGCTCAATCTGGAGATTCCTCTTCAGCTCCGCCACGGTTACCGGCAGAGCTGCGGGCGGAGTAACTGTCACATACCTGGTCATCGTTCACCTCCGCTTATTTCTTTTCAGCCTCGTCAATGAAAGTCATGATCATGGAGTACATCTTCTGCTTGATGCCTTTGATCAGCTTGAGAGATTCCCCGGCAGTCTTAATTGACTCCAGGGTAGTGAATCCCTCTTCGTACAGGATCTCCCTTCCGGGAAGATCTTCAGGGAGAGGATTGATGTTTGCACCGACCTCAGCTGCTTCATCAGGAAGGATTATCAGGTAACCGTCCCGGTAGAGAGCAGCTGCGGCAGCTGCATCAACAGTTCCTACAGCACCAGCGAAGTAGCCGTAGTCATGATGTTTCTTACGCCATTTAACATTTACCCTTGCCATATCTTTTTGTTTTTTTATGAAAAGGGGCGGAACGCTGACTGTGCGGCGGACCGCCCCTTGCAACTATCTAAAAACTATCAGATGGAAAGGCTCTATACTGTCAGCGCATCAACCATCGCTGCGAAGCTCTGCGGGTGACCAACACCAACGTCATGGTGACCAATCACGCTAACCTTAACCTCACCATAGTCACTCCTGGTATACGGGTCAACTATGATCTCGTAACCACCCCACTGACCAATGAACAGCTGGTTCATCACGCCAAAGATTATGGCTGAGCAAGTTCCTGATGCATTACCCTTTGTGAGCGTGGAAGGAACTGCGTTGGTAACTGCAGCTGCGTATCCGTTAATCTCGCCCATTCCAGGACTTCCGCCCTTAGCCCATATCGGCAAGCCACCATAAGTTGCATTAACCTCAGGAGTCTGCTTGAGTTTGCCACGGACCTTCGCGTTAGTAAGGTATGCTGCGTACTGCGGATTAAACAGAGCATTGTCCTCTGCAACTGCAGTTTCAAGGTTTACGATATGTGACCATGCCGGAGCAAGCCCGTTATCACCGCCAACAACAGATCCTATTCCAACAGTCTGAAGTATGCCTGTAGGCTCATCGTTCTCACCGCTGCCATTGATTGCAGCAGTCTGCAGTGCCTGGGCAATAGCATCAATCACTTCTCTCTCAACAATACTATCAACATCAAGAGAAGCCTGCCTGAGCAGCTGATAAGTGAGTGATCCCTGTGCCTGAACGCGGTTAGGACTCATCTTCTTTTTACCGAAGCTCATCTTCGTTGTAGAAGCCTGCCCGTCTTCAGCAAGCCATGATGCAGTAAAGGTTCCGCCGATTGATATAGGCATATCGCCAACCAGTCCGGTCAGGAATCTTGCACCCAGTCCGGGAAGCACCATTGCATTGCGCAGTCCCTCAATAAAGAGGAGCGGCTCTTCCTGCTTCAGGTTACCTCCGTCAGCAACTGTGGTCACACTCTGCCCGCTGTTTACACGGACAAGAG